AATGAGTTTGATGATATCTTTACTGAAGATGATGAGCTACCTTGGAAATGGAATCTAACTCAGCTAAATATTCTGTGTCCAGGTATTGGGCCAGGAACTCTTACTACTATTTTTGCACTCGTAGAAACTGGTAAGTCTGCATTCGTAGTCAGCACTGCATTTGGACCTGATAGTTTCTGTGATCAGGGTGCAAAGGTAATGCTTATAGGTAATGAAGAACCTGCTAGACGTACTCAAAGACGAGCCGTTATGTCTTACAGTGGTCTAGATAAAGATAGAGTATTCTTGAGTAAGAAGTATGCCAAAGAAATGTGGAACAAGATCAAGGATCAGACCATCATCAAAGATGCTACTGACTATCCAACAATGGAATCAGTTGAGGCTTTAGTCCGTAAACACAAACCTGACATTTTAATTATAGATCAACTAGATAAGATGATGGTTGAAGGTAACTTCTCAAGAGATGATTTAAGGCTCAGTGAGATATATAGAAGGTCACGATATATTGCTAAGAGGCATAATTTAGCTTTGATTGCAGTGTCTCAGGCTGATGCTACAGCAGATGGCAGAACGTCACTGAGGTTTACTCAGATGGCTAACAGTAAGATAGGCAAGGCAGCAGAAGCTGATTTGATTATTGGTATAGGTAAAGAACAAACAGATAGGGGAGAGGATAACTTCTTGAGATACTTACACGTTTCCAAAAACAAACAAGGAGGGAGACACGGAAGGGCTACGGTGCGTATCGAGCCTGAGATAAGTAGATACGTAGATTAATTTTTTACTTGACAAACCTTAAAAAGTATGATAAGTGGTTGAGTTATCAACTCTGGGAAATACTATAATAATATATATAATATAATAATATATATAATATAATAATATATAATAATATATAAGGATATAATATAATGTTAGAAGCTACTACACTAGCTATAGGTGCAGCCTTAACGTGCCTAGCTCAGAACATTTACTTTGAATCGCGTGATCAATCTACCATAGGTCAGATAGCTGTGGCAGAGGTCACATTGAATCGTGTTGAAGACCCACGTTGGCCTAGTGATATTTGTTCAGTGGTCAAACAGGGTCCAACATATAAATGGAAAAAGACTTATCCGATAAAGCATCGTTGTGAATTTAGCTGGTACTGTGATGGCAAATCAGATAAGCCAAAGGACAGAAAAGCTTGGCTGAAGTCTGTGGAGATAGCCAAATATGTTCATGCAAATTATGGTAACATTAAAGTCGTAGATGATGCTAAATATTTTCATGCAAAATATGTAGATCCTGGCTGGACAAAGCTAGAGAAAATAGTTACAATCGGTGATCATATATTTTATAGATAGGGGTATACAATGCCAAAGAGAAAGAAGTCTGGAGGACATTACGTATCGAAAGGTCAAAGACGTAACGTCAGCAGACAAACGTTAAAAGCTGTAAGAAGAAGTCGTAACACTATTGATCGTATGTTAGATAAACAAACTGCGGAGATGAAGCGATGACAAATTATAGAAAAAGATATATTGCAGCAGGTAAAACATATGCATCAGATGGTGTGTATTATTGGGAGTGCATATCTGAAAAGCCTACAACTAAATTAAAAGCAGAAGGAGAGTTATGTAGAGGACTTTGGGGTGATGAATATGTTGAGCTAGAAGTGCGTGAAGTAGATAAAAACTCTGATTATAAAATGTTTGATATGCTTGGCGTAACTTGCGATGAATGATTATGCAATCGTATTAGATCTTGAAGTAGATCTAGGTGGTGATCGAAAAGATCCTTCACCATATAATAAAGATAATAATTTAGTAGCTATTGGTTACACATACAGAAAGATCAATGGCGATCCATTTTGGAATGTAGATAATCCTGTAAAGATCCTAAATGTAAACACAAGTAACTTCACAGAGTTTAATTATTTTAAACGAGCATTAAAGAATGCATCGTATGTGATTGCACACAATGCTAAGTTTGATGTAGCTTGGTTGCGTGAGATTGGTATTGAGTGTGATACTAAAGTAATAGATACAATGATCAACGAGTATGTCTTGAACAAAGGTATACGAGATAAGCTATCACTAGATGCACTATCAAAAAAGTATAACGTAACTCGTAAAGAAGATCTACTTGGTGATGCATTGAGTAAAGGTTTAAACTACTCAGATATGTCTGAAGAAGATCAGATCTCATATCTATCCCATGATGTAATAGCAACTGCCGAAGTATTTCAAAAGCAGGAAGCTAGATTTAAATTAGATATAAACAAATCCCTGATCCCCATAAGAGATCTAATGTGTGAGTTCTGTAGTGTACTGACTGACATAGAGAGATCAGGTATGGCTATAGATCTACAGGTATTGGAGCAAGTTGATATTGAGTATGAGAGAGAACAAGCAGAGTTAAACTCCTATCTTAATAAGAAGGTCAGGGATCTAATGGGTGATCTAGAAGTAAACCTATCCTCGCCAGAACAACTCTCACAAGTTATTTATTCTTGCAAGTTAGTTGATAAAAACACTTGGAAGGATGAGATGAACATTGGTGTAGATGCTAGAGGTAAGCAACTTCTTAGACCTAATATAGATATCAAAACATTTCGTAACGTCTTAACAAAATGCTTCAAGAGATCACATAAAGTCAGAGCTATAAAGTGTGCAGCTTGTGATGGCAGAGGAGAATACTACAAGGTAAAGAAAGATGGTAGTAACTTTAAGAAAGCTACTAAGTGTCCGCATTGTCTAGGTAAGGGTGTAGTATACGAGAACTTACCTGAGAGAGGTGGATTAAATATCTCACCAAGAGTATCACTAGCTTCAGCAGGTGGATTTAAAACAGATAAGAATACATTAACCACACTACTGAATGAAGTCACTGATCCAGAAGCTAAGAAGTTCTTGGAATCCATAGTAAGATTATCAGCAATCGAAACATATAGGTCTGCCTTTATTGAAGGTATACGGAAAGGTATTAAATCAGATGCTTTACTTCATTCTAATTTTAATCAGTGCATTACTGCCACTGGTCGTTTAAGTAGTAGTAGTCCTAACTTACAGAATATGCCTAAAGGTAGGTTGTTCCCTGTACGAAAGGCATTCGTTAGTAGATTTGAAGGAGGTTCACTTGTCGAAATTGATTACTCTCAACTTGAATTTAGGGTTGCAGGAATACTCGCAGCTGATGAAACAGTTAAACGAGAAGTCGAGTCTGGCTTTGACGTTCACGCCTACACTGCCAAAGTCCTTACAGAAAATGGAGAGCCTACTGAAAGAGGACCAGCAAAAGCTTCCACCTTCCGTCCTCTGTATGGGGGAACTCAAGGTACAACTGCTCAGAGAACCTATTTCAAAGAGTTCTTCAACAAGTATCGAGGCATATTTAAATGGCATGAGCAGTTACAAAACGAAGCCATCCAGCACAAAGTAGTTACTACTGCTACTGGTAGACAGTTTAGTTTCCCTGACTGCCAGAGAAATATGTCAGGTCAGGCCACGTTTAAAACTCAGATAGTAAACTATCCAGTTCAGTCAGTAGCTACAGCAGAGATAGTACCACTAGGTGTAATATTATTATTCAACAAACTAAGGGAGATGAATCTCAGAAGTGTAGTGATTAACACAGTACATGATAGTGTATTGATAGATACTCATCCAAGTGAGTTAGAGATAGTCAAGTCAGTTGCACCAGGTTGTTTGGTTGATGCACAAGCTGAAGCTAAGAAAAGGTTTGGTTTGTCAGACTATATACCTCTTGAGGTTGAAATGTCTCAAGGAAAAAACTGGATGGAACAAGAAGATTGTGCTTGACAAACAAGTGATTTTGTGATATAAGGGATTCTTTTTTGAAAGGTAAAAAATATGAATGATTTAGCAACATTAGATGTAACTAATGCAGACCAGTTGGCTGCACTATATTCCACAATGGATCAAGGCCCAACACTAGCAAGGGCTAGGATAAACAAGGATAGTTCAGTAGAGGTTGGTGAGGAACTAGTAGATGTACCATCACCTTCTATTGCTTTATCTCATCCCGAATACGGAGAAGTGTTTGGTAAGAATACATACTTCAGAGTGTTCTTAGATACCATGCAGACCTCAGTGTTTGATCCAGACCAAGAGAAGTTTACGAACATATCTCAGCACTTCAAGAAGTTCTCTGATACTGCACTCGATTGGCATGGTGGTGATAAGTGTGGATGGATACCATCTAAGGAGAAGGATAAGCTACGAGGTATAGATCCTGTAGCATATGCTAATGCAACTAAAGTTAAACTGTATCGTCACATATTTGGTTTGATTAAGATGGATGATCCAGTAATTGCAGGATCTAAAGAGAAGGTAAAGATAGAAGATGTACCTTTTCGTATGAAACTAGGACCATCAAACTTCATGGAAGTTAGTAAGGTCATGGGTGGTATGATCAAACAACAGTATATGCCACTAAACTTTGATATGAAAGTATCGTTTAAGTTAGAGAAACGAGGCTCTAACAAATGGTTTGTATTGAAGTATCAGCCTATGCTAACTAAGATGCATCCTCTTACAGATGAATCAAAGGAATACATAACTAGCTTTGTTGATTTGGTTAAGAAAGAGAATGAGCAAGTTGCTACTAAGATGAGAGAGAACTCATCAAGTGCTATTGAAGATGACTTTAGTGATATCATAGATGGTGACTAGTATTGCTGAGAAGCTTGAAGACTTTCTAGCTAATGAACCAAAGATCCCTGATGATATTATATTCAGGGCTAGTCAGATGTTCAATAACAAGCTAGGAAAATTCAACTTCAAGAGAAGGGGAGGGGCTAGGCTACCTTCCATGTCTCAAGTAGGTAAACCATTTTGTCAGTTACACGCTGAGAAATTGGGATGGGAAAAACTACCAGAGGTAAACTCGTTTAAGATTAAGATGCTCTACGGAGATATGACTGAGGTTATTGCAGTCGCTTTGTTACTTGCAGCAGGGATTGAAATCGTAGATCTAAACAAAAGAGTATTACTCAATACTGAAGCAGGGGATATCAGTGGGGAACTTGATCTAATCATTCGTGATGGTAACTCATACTCTCTCTGGGATATCAAGAGTGCATCTAAGTTTGCTTTTGAAAAGAAGTTTGAGTCATACCAAGCGTTGAAAGACAATGATGACTTTGGATATCTGGAACAACTATATGGATACACAAAGGCAGAACGTACAGAAACGCCAGACATAAAGGCAGGTGGATGGATAGCCATCAACAAAGAGTCAGGAGAAATGAAGGTAGTTCCTGCTGATCCTGATGATGAAGACCAGTACATCACTAAGATAAACAATACAATAACTAAGTACCTTGAGGCTGATGAAACTAACTTTGAAAGATGCTTTGAGGATGAACCCGAAACCTTTTACAGGAAGCTAACAGGTAATAGAAAGCTACACAAGACTTGCACATACTGTAGTTTTAGATATACCTGTTGGCCTAATTTAGTTTATGCAAAAAACCCACGGTCCAAATCGGCAACGGCGTACAACTACTACACGGTCTTCAAGGATTAAAGTTTCCTCTGCGAAAGCAAAGGGAAGAAGACTTCAACAGTGGGTACGTGACTATCTGCATTCTAATCTAAAAGGTATAGAGAAGGATGATGTCATCTCTACTCCTGGTGGAGTTAATGGACCTGACATAGGATTAAGTCCACTAGCAAGGAAGTTATTTCCTTGGACCGTTGAATGTAAATCTAGATCTTCTTTCTCTGTATATGAGGCATTGGAACAGGCTGAAAGAAACTTAATTAAGAATACTAAACCTATTGCCATATTAAAAGGTGATAGAAAACAACCTTTGGCATTAGTTTATGCTGAAGATTTATTGGAGATACTAACGTGTTCGATGACAAAAAAGAAAAAGTAATACATCAAGTTACAGTACCAGATAATACATTTGCTATCTTCTGTAACTATGATGAAGAAAGTAAAACTATTAGTTTATACGTAGGAGACTTTACATCTGATGAGTTAGCAGACAGTCCTGCCCATGAGATGTTGTTAGAAATTGGTGATAGTATTACTATGATGTTGGAAGCAACTATACAGAATGCAGTTGCTAAATCTACTGGTGAGGGTAAAGTAGAATTAAAGCCGATAGAAAAAGTAAAAAATGTAGATGGCAATATAATTTATGCAAACTTTTCAAAGAGGTTACACTAATGACAGAGTATCTAGCTACTGATATGGTAAATCATCCACCGCACTATAATCAAGGTGATATAGAATGCATTGATGCAATAGAAGCAGCAACAGGTTCAAACTTTAAATTTTATTTACAAGGTAACGTAATGAAATATCTTTGGAGGTTTAATTATAAAGATGAATCAATAAAGGATTTAAAAAAAGCACAGTGGTATCTTGAAAGATTAGTAAAAGAAGTTACTCTTGAAGAGTATGAAAAATATGGAGATACTTCTAAGTGATCGTATTTGTTAGGATAACTGCTGACGTACATAAAGATGCTTCATGGCTACCTGCTGATGGAGTAACAGGATTAGAGTCTGAATTAAAAGACTTAATCTCTAATGCAATAAAAGATTGTATTGATGGCATAGATATTAATAAAATAAAGGTTATAATAGATGACATTTAAATCCAACATGAACCCAATGTTTCGTTCAAAGTTTTCAGAAGATATATTTAATTTAAAGTATGCTCATACAGGTTGTGATACATGGGAGCAGTTGG